CCAATGCCTTCGTAGGCTTTAGTAACATCACTAACACCTAGAGAAGCTGCTAACAATGCGTAGACATCACCTGCCCGTCCTGCGGCATCATAGGCAATGGCTTTGTCTGTGAATACAACACGCTCATAGTCAGCAAGATTAAATTCAACATTAGTAGCCATGGTGCTGTCTAATTCGATTTTACCAGTGGTTTTAGTTATAGTATATTCTGTACTAGCACCACCAACGGTGTAAGTATCAACACCTGTTGTTCCTGTAACATCTACAGTAACATCTACAGTTCCGTCACCAACACGACCTGTACCCACTATACCGAATGTAGCAATCTTGCCTGCTGTACCAACTGTGGCCACTGTGACGATTAAGTTGTTAGCACTTGTGCCGCCTAATGCAGTACCGGCAAGAGTAATAGTATCGCCGGCAACATAGTTGTGACCTGAGCTGGCTGCTAGGCTGTCTAGAACAACAGAATAAACTCCATTGGTCTTAGTTACATCAAATGTGGCGCCGTCACCAGAACCGCCTGTCAACCCTGTGACATTTTGATAAGTGGTATTTACTGCCTTGTCTTTGATTGTAATTGTAGTTGTCATAATTTCTCCTTTTGATATATGATCCTACAATTATACACAGGATGTCAAACAAAACTTGTGCGTGTACGCACAACTTCGACACGATAAATGGTTGACATTGCCAAAATAAAAGGCACCGCGGTGCCCTAATCGAATTGAATCGTCTAAAAGCTATTGACAGACGCATCCATCGCCCTTGCAGGTCCTTGCTAGCCAAACAGTCATAGAGCAACTATGTTGCTGAATATATTTATTATGCGAACAAAAAGAAACCCGCCGAAGCGGGTTCTTGCTATTTTGGGTGACAAGGTATAACTACCTCGGAGGTGCAGTTTCTTAGGCTGCTAGAGCGAATCTACCTTCATTGGCAGCACCGCGAACGGTATTACCTGTGAAGTTGAATCCACTGAACTCGAATGTATCTGCGTTTGCATTTACTTTATTTGCTTGATTTGCGGTCATCGCCTACCGTGTTGCCGTCTCTACTATCTCACGCTGTCGAAACCAAGTGCAGGCCCATCATAAAAACACACTATGCTCTTATGGTGGACCTGGGCGGAATCGAACCGCCGTCCAACATGCCTTCGTTTTGAAGGGATTACAACAATTCTTTTAGGCAGGCTGGATGTTACTAGCCTGTGCGCCTTTCATACCTTGAGTTACTTCAAACCTTACACTCTGTCCTTCTTGTAAGCTCTTGAAGCCACTCGAATTAATCTGTGAAAAGTGTGCAAATAAATCTGCGCCACCGTCGTCGGGAGTAATGAAACCAAAACCTTTGGTGTCGTTAAACCACTTTACTTTTCCTGTTACCATTTTTTTCCTATTGTGTTAAATGTTTTCTGTGTGTGTGAATTATAATCTTATTAAAACTTCTTGATACTGACCGTTGATGACCATGATCTGCTTTTTATAAGCAACTCCGTCAATGTAAACTACATCTATAGGCTGTTGTTGCACGATAACAGGTTGTTGTACAACCACAGGAGATCTTGTTGCCGCATAAACTACAGCACCTCCAATTACCGCTGGTGCAATCCATCCCCAACCATTACCTCCATGATAATGATGTTGTGGCCCTTGCCAGCCGTGTCCACGAATCATACTATTACTAGTATGTTGTGCATTAGCACCAAATGCTGTTGTAGCGATGGCTAAACCAATCAAGACCTTTTTCATAACCTTCTCCTTAGAGCCTGTATATATTTAACGCCTTAGCCCAGAAATTCGTTGACTAGATATAATTATTAAACCAACCAATCTTGCGGCCTTCTGCAATGCGCTTATCATGTTCTTCAACACTACCTGGAAAACGCCAAGCCCAAATTGCCACTAGACACATAAAGGCTGCTGTAAACAGTATACCACGAACGGGCACTGCTGTCAACCACATGATAACCAAACTGCTAGACATCATGGCCAACATGAAGTATTTCATCTTGTTTGGAAATACTCGTTTCTCACCCCAATTGGTTAGGAACGGGCCAAATATTTTATGATTGTACAACCAGGCGTGCATTTTAGGCGACCCTTTGGCAAAACAATAAGCGGCAAACACTACAAAACAACTGTAGGGTATGCCAGGGGTGATTAGCCCAATGTAGGCCATTCCTAAACTAAGGAAACCTAGTATCTTCCAAAAAAACTTTTTCATTATCCACCTATAAAAACATCTGAACTACCTGAAGTAATGGTATTGTCACCGGTGTATTCATCACCAATTCTTGCAACACCTTTATTGTTAACAAACACACTGCCTGATGAGCTAGTGAGTGCTGATCCGTCTGGTGCGCATCCTCCAGCAGAATGTGAAGCTACTGAATCTCCTATACGCACAGCACCTTTGTTATTAAAAAATACATCGCCTGAACAAGCATCAGTCGCTGTGGTAACTGGTTTCCCACATTTTTTCCCACTACCTGTTTTACTAAAAACACTGTCTGTTCCTGCGCCTCTTGCTGCTGGTGGCATTATACTTTCCCCTTCTTTACTAGATCTTTAAAATAAGCCAGAGACGGATCAAACAGCCAGGCTACATTTTGAGATAGTGTAGCTGTTACAGTGGCTCCAACAATAGGAACAGCAGCCGCTGGATTATCATCGTATTTAACTGCAAAGTTATAGGCTACAGTTTTCTCTTTCAATCCAGGAGGAGCCCATTTTATAATAGTTTTCCAATCTTCGGTATTAGTTGGGGCAAGATCTCGTTCAGATTTATCATCGAATAAGAAACGAAAGATTTCATCAGTGAACACATTAACTGGTGTTCCTTTGACCTTGATTGTATCTGTTCCTACTTTGGTAAATGTCAGTCCTTCAACTGCTGGATTGATACTAGCTAGATTAACTGATAGTATTGGCGCAGTATCCGGGTCTTCTAAATACTCAAACTTAATATCAAATTCTACAGCCACAGCATTGTAGACGCTAGGCAACCACGCAGGATCACCCTCTGGAGCGGTATCGCCCGGAATAGTCGATATACCACTTATCTTAGTGACTGTTACCTTTACCGGCATGTTATCTTAGAGCAATGCCTGTGGTGCTTTGAATGAACTGATCAGCAAACTCTTTGTCAGTAGCTTCAATTACCACCACTGTGCCCTTGCTCAGTTTTACTTCTTTGTCAGGACTAACAGTAAACAAGTAGGGCATCAATCCGGGACCTTTCGGACCCATGCCTATAACCTGTGGATGACTCAATGTATAATGCATTGGGCCATTGTCAACTAGTTTAGCAACAAGCTCTTCACCACTGGTAAGTTTTAGAGTAACAACTTCACCAATAGTCACACCTTTATCAATTAACATTTTCTAACCTTTTCTTTAGTTCGTTAAATCCGCCCACTAGTTCTTCGCCTAGAAAAATCTGTGGTACTGTTCTTGCTGTAGGTACAGCTTCTAGTAATTCTTCTCGAGTATAACCGTCACCGATTTTCTTTTCTTCAAAGGCTATACCTTTTTGTTTTAACAACGCCTTTGCTTGATCGCAATAGGGACAGTTATACTTGCTCCATACAATAGCTTTCATTCCATTTCCTTAACTTGAATAGACAATTTGTCCTTTTGTATTAGTCACTCTAACTAGTATAGCACCTTTTTGCTTCTTGGCCAATGCCGCTGATATAGCCTGTGCTTCTGTGCCATAGCTACCTAGACTGCTCCAGGACTCATAGGGTGTTCTAACTTTAAAATGTACTTTGAACATGATATATTATAATGCTGGAAGAGCATCATAGTCAATAGCATCACTCATAACACCAATAACATAATTAGTGCTTTCACTTTCCTGTAATGCTGTTTGTTTCTTGCTGGTATCGACATGCTTGTTAAACCAAGGAATAGGTGTAGACTTTGGTGCAGGGTTATGATATTTGATACCGATGTCTTTTAAAGCACCTACTGCTGTGTAGTCAACAAAGTCTTTAAGGATGTTAGCATTAAGTCCAATCACTGGACCTTTGTTAAACAAATAATTGGCCCAGGCTTTTTCTTCACAAATGACATCAAGATATAGCTCGTAGACTTCTTGCTCACACTCTGATTTCACTGCGGCAAATCTTGGATCTTCTTTGATCACCTGATTGATTAGGAAAGCTGTCCAACCTTTATGTAATAATTCGTCTTGTAGAATTAATTGAATAATGTTTCCATTGCCCATGAAGATTTTATTCTCTACCATTGCTAGACTAGTAGCAAATGATACCATGAAGCGAAATGCTTCTAATGCGTATGATGCATGTAGCGCCAACCAAATTGCTTTGACATGTTCTTTTTCTGTAACTGGTTCGCCAATTTCTTTTTGACAATTAATAACGTGCAGTTTATCGTAGTAGTTGCCTACACTAGAGGCCATGTCTACAATCTCTTTAGTGTCGTGGATAGTGTTGAACACATCCTTAGGCACATTATAGATGTTGCGAATAATGTGACTGTAACTGCGACTATGAATGTTGGTTTCAAAGAATGTCCAGTTGTATACTAGTGCTTCTAGTTCTGGCAAGCTGATTACAGGAGCAAATACTTGGCTTGGACCACGACCTTGTAAACTATCAAGTGCTGTTTGACGTAGTAGATTGCTAGTGAATATATGTTTAACTGCATCACTGGCATCTTTGAAATCGCCGGCATCTTTGGTCAATGATATTTCTTCAGGTACCCAAAAGAAACCACGTGCGGTGGTTTCAAAGTTGGCAATTTTATTGTATTTTACTTCTTCAAATCTTTGAATGGTAACAGGCCCTGCTGGGTCCAGAAACATCTTACGATTAAGATAGTCTGTTTTTGTGTTTAAATTATATTGAGCTTTGCTCATAGTTTACATGCCTCGCAATCTTCTTCTATGCTTGTTTCAACTTCGCGTTCATTGTGAAAGCCGTTGTAGTGTACTTCCGGTGTTGGTTCTGCTGTGGCCTTGCTGCCTGCTTTGTTGATTAGGCTGTAATAGAATGTCTTCAATCCCCACATGTGAGCCTGCATTAAATTCTTGGCAATCAGCGTTGTAGGCACTCTGCGATCAGCCCAGTGTGCGGGGTTGTAAAAGGTGTTTGTTGAAATACTTTGATCAACATAGGCTGCTAGTACAGCCGCAGTCTTTAGATAACCATCACAGTCTTTTTGTTCCCACATCAGTTGATACTTGTTCTTTAGTCTGTTATACTCAGGTACTACCTGTGTAAACGATCCTGCTTTGCTTTCCTTGGTGCTGATCAAACTCATAGGCATTTCAATACCGTTGGTTGAGTTAATAACAACACTAGAGCTTTCTACTGGAGCAATGGCCATAAGTGTAGCGTTGCGAACCCCATACTGTTTCATGTTAACACGTAGGGTTTCCCAATCTAGTTCTGGGGTAAAGTCTGCTAGTTCATTTACACCTTTGGCACGAAGCTCCCACGGAAACGTACCCTGGCCGTATCGTGTGTGTGAGCTATGCTGACAAGCACCACGCTCTCGGGCCAACTCTACTGTCGCTTCCGTTAAGTAGAACGCTTGATGTTCCATCCAAGATTTTACCTCTGCCAGTGCATCTTTGTCACCGTATCTCAAACCACGCTTGGCGTGCCAGTAGGCTAGATTGGTTACACCGATCCCTAATGGTTGTATCTCATCGTTCGACAGTTTACTTTGTATCGACAAGAAATCTTGATAGTCAAGAATGTTACACAGGCTACGCTGTAGAATCCTGCAGGCTCTACGCATGTCCTCTGGATTTCGGAACGATCCCCAGTTGATAGATCCCAGTGTACATAACGCTATGCGGCCTTCCTCGTCGTCTAATCGCTTAAATGGACGGGTGGGTAGTAGGATCTCACAACACAGGTTACTTTGATAAATCGTATGATACTCTGGATCAAAAGGTCCTTGGTTCATTACATTATCAATGAATACAAGATATATTCGACCTGTGTCTGTGCGTTCTTTCAGTATACCACTCTTGAAAACTTCTTCAGCAGCCATGGTCTTGGTACGTAGACCTTTCTGCTTTTCATATTTTACATATAGCTCTTCAAACAAATCAGTGTCTTTGTAAAATGCTTCATACAAATCAGGCACTTCGTTTGGATCGAAGAATGTTATGTTTTCTTTGTTTTTAAATCGTCTCCAGAAGAATGCCGACAAGACGACCCCATAGTCCATGTGTCGCACTCGTGTCTCTTCTGTTCCTTGGTTGTTCTTGAGAACAATGAGGTCATCAAACTGATGATGCCAAATGGGATAAAAGACAGTAGCACTTGCATTGCGAATTCCACCTTGACTACAACTCCTTAGATCACCAAACCACTTCTTCAAGAAAGGTATCATACCTGTATGCATGATCTCACCACCTCTGATGGGACTGCCTAATGATCGTAGACGTCCAATCTCCAATCCAATGCCGGCACGCTTGCTGGCATATTTGGCCATCATCTCACCACTAGCGAAAATACTATCCAAGTCATCATCACTGCGAATAAGTACGCACGAACTGAATTGCTTAGTAGGGGTACCGAGACCAGCAAGCACAGGGGTAGCAAGAGTAAATAATCCATCAGATGCTGCATTATAGTATTCCTTTATATAACGCATACGAGCTGCATTAGGCTCTTCTTTATGAAACACAGTTGCGGCTGCAATCATGTATCTAATTTGTGGCGTTTCGTAAGTTTCTTTTGTTGCTCTATTCTTAACAAGGTACTTCTCAATTAGTTGCTCAATAGCCGCATAGCCATATTGTTCATCCTTCTCATGATCCAACATGTCATCCATCTTGTGCCAGTCATCTTCTGTATACCACTCAAGTAACTCTGGTGTGTATAGACCAACCTCTACATTCTTCTTAACTATGTCGTATAAATTAGGAGGAGTGTAACTACCGTAGACATCTTTACGCAACATACTGACACGTTGCTTGCCTGCTACATATTGATAGTTAACGTGGCCAACGTCAGGATTGTTTTCAACGTCAATTAGATCAACGATAGCACGTAGAGTGATGCCATCAATTTCTTCAGTGGTGATACCGTCGTAGAAGTGAGGTTGTGCTTTGATCTCAATCATGCTCTGACTAACATCGGCAATGCCCTTACAAACTTTCGCTACCTGTGCCTGCCATTTCTCAACTGCCAATGGCTCTTTCTTTCCGCTTCTTTTGATTACTGTTATTTCCATCTATGTCTCTATTTTAGTTGATATTTATAGCAACTGACCGCAGCGCCATAAGGTGTTGGTTTGAAAATTTTTAAACTCATGCACAACCCTAGGCTCGTAGTTCAATACATGTGCGTTATCGACTACAAGATAGAATCTGGATTGATTTTCAATTGGCATAGACGTATGTATCTCACAAACGGTGGTCATAAACCGCTGCGTTAATTTTAAAGTGTACAGCATTCCTAGACAAATTGCAAGCTCATCTAACTTGCCGTCAAGGATCAAATGCCATGGATCGGGCCATTCGGCTGGGGTTTTGGGATTCAAATAATGATTAACAAAGGGAGCTCGGCTCCAGAGTTCGGCGACATCAGTAAGCGGATCATTGCTTACTTCTAATCTATCTCTAAACTTTTTCCATTCTGTTAATCTCTCGTTGCCGTAGAGATTAAACATAATTTACACACCGTATCGAATAGAATAGGAGATAGTGCCAGTACCCGAATACTGCAACGGATTCTTGTATGTTAAAAGAATTGTGTCAACACTTTGACTGGAATCACCTGTGGTGTCATCATTGTCTTTTAATTCTGCATTGAATTCAAAATTGGTCATTACTGGGCCTCCTAGGTCTGTAGCTAAACTAATAGAGTATGTATAATTATCTGCAATGGCCACATGTTCGCTGGTAGTTTCAACACCGTCATTGATCACAATGGTCAACTGGCCTTTTCTATTATAACTGTACTCGCCAATGGTTATATTATAATCAATAGTGATATATCTGTTTTTAACAGAAAATACCGCAAGTGGAATAAATGTGTCACTGAGGTAAATGACACTGTAGTAATCATCTGTAAAGTTTACAGCGCCAGCATTGACAACTTCGGCAATGCCCACTGTGGTGTCAACTAACGTGATACCTGCTTCTTGATGACGATCGCTGCGACAATTGGTAACTACGTTGCCGTATTTTGTACCAAAAACAACCATTTCTGTTTCAGGATTGGAGTTACCATTAATACCGTTGCCTACATTATTAAATGTTGTGTCATTGATATTGGTTCTATGACCCTTGGTCGATAACACAGCCTGTTTAGCAATGTCTTCAAATCGGCAGTTACTAAATGTCCAATTGTTGGTCTGTAGATCAGTTATGCCTTCGATGTAAACAGCAGTGTCACTGATATAAAAATTACAATCATCGAAAGTTAATTTTGTTTCATAGTAATCCGACTCACCATGTGTGTGAATACATTTTGCCGCTAAGGTAACAGAATCAAATGAGCAGCCGACAAAATTAATATTATGTACTCGTGTGCCAAAGAAATTATTTTCCCAGGCCAGTGCGGAACGGGCTGTGTTGATACCTGTTGACGAATTAGTCGGAGTTGGTTCTACCATAAACTCGCTGCCCGAAGTGGATGGTTTTAGGTTTATGGTGATATAGTTTTCAATTCCCTGTGCAGATATGTCACTACCTGCTAATGCTGTGATAACCAATGATTCAGCGACAATGCTGGCTACAAAGTATGTAGGAAAAACGTTATCGGTATTGTTTAATGTGTTAACCAATGCAGTAACTGATGCTACTGTAGAAGATACATAGACTTGAATTCTAGATGCAGTATCAAGCCCGATGCCAGTTACTGTAATATAACCGCCTGAAGCAATGCTTGATAGGTCGTATGATTGCGATGCTAGAATAGGATTATAATTGTCTTCCCCTAATTGATATGTACCTTTCCATGTTACATTTTCAAATCGGCTGTCTTTTAAACCAGTCAAATTAGTTTCACCAGAAGTAAAGGCAATTGTTAGATCACTGATAGAAACATTTTCTGGTCTATTTGTACTGGTAAAGGTTAAAAAATCTGCACCGGACTCACTTAAAAATTCTATACCTGTACTACCAATGTCAAGGACAACTCCTGAGCGTGTTTCTCCTTTGAGAATAACATTGCTGGGAATTTTTAATGTAGTTTTACAATAATAGTGTCCGTTGGGGACAATCAAGACTTTTCTAAATTTAGTGTCTGCGTTTTGGAACAGTTGATTAAATGCTATATGGAAGTATTCTGTATGGTCAGTGCTGGGATCCGGCTCAGGACCAAAGTCAATTACGCTGGCTTCTATTTCATCTAGCTTGGTTTGAATTGATCTAAAAACGCTGCCAGTTATACTAAGGTCAGGTTCTGCAAATTTGTAGCTGCCTGCAAGAGCCAACAGGTTGTCGTGCTCAGTGAGTATTCTAGTATTACCTACATAGGGAGCACCTTCAGTGACGCTGCCGTTACCAATGTATAGTTCTTGTGTGTCAACTGCCCATGCTAGTTCAGCAGAACTAAGCTGAGGGAGTCCCGAAAGCAGTTTTTGCCCTCGTCTTTGTTGTATTTTCGATATCTGTACGACAGCCATAGATAAATTCCCGTTATAGGGTATTTATCTTCCTAGGGCATAGTACTCTTCCACTTTGTTGAGCCAAGCGTCCTGCCACTTGTTAAAGTCTTTGGGTTCTAGGGTAAACTGTTGATATTCAAAAGCACGACTGCACATAAAAATAACACCTTTTTTAATGTCTGTGCCATAGACTTCATTATGTGCTAATATATAGGCCATTAGCTGTAGGTAATAGTCTTCAACCCATTCTGCTTTTTTAGGCTTGTTGGTCTGCTTGTAATCCATTACAGCAGGTTCGCCTTCATGTACACCTACTAGGTCTGTTGTGCCGGAAAATAGTCCTGGAAAGTATAAACTCTGTTCCATGGCCCATACTTCATTGACTTTGCTTAGACCTTGTTCAATGATGACATCGGCCATCTTATTGGCCTGCACGTGAACAGGGTTATTGCCAGGCTGTCGCTGTATGCCTGCAATAAACCTTTCTAGGTTGCTGTGCATAGCAGTACCTACGCCTGCTGCTTCTGTGGTAATACGTTGTGCATTTTCTACGCCTACTCGTTTCTTCCATTCGTTCAGGTGTGTCATATCCTTAGTTGCACTAAGAATAGTTGTTACTGATGGTAGAGTTTCTCCGTCTGGAGTTTGGTAGACACGTTTGCGTGTTACAGGATCGTTGACTTGAACGCAGCCTTTATATTGGAAGCGTTCAACAAAGGGTGGTGGGTTGATAATCATATACTGTATATATTACAGTAAAGAAATTGATTTGTCAAGCCTGAGCGGCTAATTGTTGAGGAGCTGCTGATGCAGCCATTTGGTCCACAGCATCTTGGCTGGTTTTTCCAGTTTGTTGTGGACTCTGTTCTTGATCGTCTGGAGCACCAGGAACTTTTAATTCAATGCCGCGTTCATTGAAATTCTTAACCATTGCCTGTATTGCAGGACTGCCGTCGTACATGGCCTTGAAAGTTTCATAGTCAGCACTGAGTTCAAATCCACTGGTAGACAAGACTTTGTTAAGTCCTGCCCAATTTAAACTTGAAGGTGCTTTCTTACTGGCGGCACGACCGATATAGTTACGGAGAACCATAACAAACTTGTCGCCTTCATCATCACCCGAAAATTCAAAAAATCTCATTTTATTTGTGCCAATTGTTGTTGTAGGGCCTGAACTTCTTGTTGTTTAGCTTTGATTTGGTCTTGAACATCTTGCTTCTGTGCTTGAACTTCTTTAGCGTGTTCTGCATCTTGCTTGGCTTTTTCAGCAGGATCTTCTGCACCTAACATTTGACCACCTTGTGCGGCCGCACCTTGTGCCGCCTGTGCAACATTACTAACACCTTGCCCAACTGCTTGAGCTCCTTGTTTAACTGCACCACCAACTGCCTGAGCACCTGCTTTGACTGCACCACCAACTGCCTTTGCACCTCTAAGAGCAGCGCCACCAACGGCTGCTGCGCCACGTGCTAACATGCCGGCACCTGCCGCAAGAACTGGCAATATTTCGTCCAGTTGTTGTTTTTCTTTCTCTGAGGTGATCTCGTCTAAACGCATATTAGCCTGCTAGAAGTTTCATCAAACGATTGCTACGTTGAATGCTTTCACGTTGCTCACGTCCTGCTTCTTCTGCACCACCTGTGCTTGGTTCAGCTGCGGCAAATGCATCTTCTTCGCCACCCATGTCTGCATCTGGTTCTGCATTCATCATGTCCGGCTCAGCTGACATATCACCTTCGGCTCCTGGCTCGCCACCTAACATGTCTGCAGGTTGCTCACCGCTGGCTAGACTACGAACACCTGTTGATAGAGTGTCACGTGTTGCCTTTAGATTTTCTAAAGCCTGTTGGATTGCCGGAGCAACAGCTTCAATGAAAGCCTTGGCTTGCTCTTGGCCCATTTCGTCACGGATGCTGTCGCCTAACTGTAATAGAGTGTCATTCTCCATACCAGAAAGTTCTTCAATCCAACGACCTACTCTGTCTACCATTGTCTTTGCTGTGACGATCGCAGAAGCTTGCTGGATCTCACCTTCTCTTAAGTTACGCATATCTTCTCCTGGTTGTTCTATGCTTTCATTTTCTCTTTTGTAAATCTTATTGTCGGCTTTTTCACTGCCTTTCATACGATTCATAACTTTCTTTGCACTCTTGTCTGTTGTCATATAGTCGCCGGAAGTCATTGTGTTTACAATGTCTTTGCCTGCTTTGTCTTGATATGACTTCAAGGTGTTTGTGCTTAATTCTTTTAATCTACCATCTTTCTCTGCAGATTTTAACATTGCGGCACGGTCGCCATAGCTACCACGCTTGACATCTTTGGCAGCATCTTTCTCACCTTGTGTAGGATTCTTAACATGCTTTAATGGATCAAACTTTTCAGACTGAATGCTTTCCGAAGGTTCAGCACCAGTTAGACTCACTGACCACTTCTTGCCTGAGCTTGCTGATTTCTTTTCGGCCCAGTGTTTCATGCTTTGTA